AGGGAGGGGAGTAGATGTTACCCTCGACGGTGATCTCTTGGTCACCAAGGACGAACCGGCTGTTGCCGTCCACCCAACCAAACTGCTGCCTCATGATCTCTGCCTTCTCTAAATCTTGTAGGTTTTCTGCTGACTTGATGATGTAGTCCATCAGGGCATCGAACCGCTTGCCGTAGCTGTAGACCCCATTGGCTGACAGCGATTTGCGAAGCTCATCCTTCTGGGTCACCTTCGACATGGAGAGCGCGAACTCCCGCACCCCGTCTTTTGGTAGGTGCACCCGCATCAAGGCCGAGTCCCCTTCGCCAGTGTCGTGCATCCGCTTCACGACATAGAAGTCGTTGACGTAGACGAGCATTGGCGCTGCTTCGGGATCATCCTTCGGCGGTTTCCGCCAGATACCCCCGTCTTCGCCCCGGTAGAACGGGTAGGGGTACTTGGGGATGACGACCTCTTGGATTACCCCCGGTGCGGTCTCCACGGTGATCGGCTCGTTCCCAGCCTCCTTGACCACCTTGCCCAGTTCCTTGGGGCCAAGGATTTTGTTGAAGTGCGGGCACCCATCGCAAAGCTCCGGGTTCACGCTGCGGAACTTGGCGCAGCTAGTCGCCTTCCGGATGGTGGCTACCTTCTTGTCCACGGTCTCCGGATCGTAGTCCGGGTGACCGTCCGACATCATATGCACCGCCTTGTCAGCGTCCTCGCACATGGCAGCCACCGAGAGGGCATAGAACCACTCGTAGTAGCTGATGGTAGCCCTATTCTGGTAGGCGTAGAGAAGTTGATTACAGCCATCGCCTCTGGCTGTGCGCTGCATGATCCGCTTGAAGTTGTAGCCGATCCCACTGACCAGAGCCTTCTGGCGTGGGGTCATCTCGTAATTGTCGTCGAAGATCGTCGGCTGCTTCTTCACCCCAAAGATCGACCGCATCTCCTCGATGGTGGTCGTCGCCCCGACATGGATAAACTGGACCGGACGCGGCTCGGCTTCTTTGAAGTTGAATGTCCCCGGCACGCGCAGGATACGCGCCACCTCGAACACCTTGTCATCGACGTAGAACTTCTGGGCGCGGCACACCTCCTTGAACCGCTCGGCTACAGGTTCCCAGTCACGCCGGGAGATGGTTTCCTCCAGCGGCCAGTAGGCATGGATGCCACCGCCAGAGTTTACTAGGGTAGGGGTAGGAAGCCCGACTGTCTTACAGAAGCTGCGCAGGGCTTGCAGCGCTGTCTTCTGGTCCACGTACCCATCAGGTCTGCCGGTCTTCGGGTCAGGTTCAGCCTTGCTCGGGCCGCAATCCACATCGAGCCAAAACGCCTTGAGGCCAAGGACGTTCTCCTTCGTGCGGTTCTCCCCGGTCTTGTACTTGGCCACCCCAAAGAACACGTTGCGGCCCGCTTCGACATACTGCTCGACTAGAGCATCTGCCGCTTCGCGTGTGGCCACCAGTTCCTGACGAACGTCAGCGTTCTTACCCGTCCCCTTGATACCCGTGATGGCGAACCAGCCTTCCGCTGGCTGCACTAGGGTCAAGAGATCAGGTTGTTGCATTGCATCACTCACCGTTGCGGGAAGAACCCGCATTTAATTTGCTCTGTCGGTTGCCTCAGTCGAGTGAGGCTAGGTAGGCTTGGATCGCGTCTCGGGCACCGCCCCTTGGCTCACTCAGCCCAAGGAACCAATGGTAGACCGTCTGGCGCGTAACCTTCAACCCCTTCGCTACATCCGAGACGGAGATGTCCCGGGCGAGACAAGCTCGCCCGAGTTGCACCCCAAGGAGGTCGCCGTTGGCCCCCTTAATCGCCTCGGCTACACGGATAGTGTAACCCTGCATGGTCAGCCCTCGTCCTCTTCATCAAGCCATTCGGTCATCACCGAAGCAAGCTCCGGCTTCACCTCGGCAGTCGCCTTGGGCTTAGCGGCCCGCTTGACTGGGGCGGCTTCCACCTCTTCCTCATCGTCGTCACCAAACGGGTTGGCGACTACCGTGGTAGGTGCAGCTTCGATAGCCAGTGGCTTCTGGGCCGGGGCAGCGCCCTTGGCCCCGTCCACCGCAGCAACGGTAAGTTTGGTGTACCGCTCGGTCTCCGGATCATCCTGCGCCTGATCGACGAAACCGGCCTCCACCTCGGTCAGGTGGCGGACAGCCTTGAAGCCCACCTTGGCGGTGTCAGCTTCCTCGTCGTAGACGATGCGGGTCACGACCGTATCCAGAGCTTCGCCATTGGCGAGGAGGAACTTCTTGTATCCCTCGAAGCCGTAGACGTTGCCATCATTGTCGCTGAACAGCGAGGCACCCGGAATGGCGATCTGGTAGATGTCACCGCTGGGGTCACCAGCGACGAGGACGGCGAGGCGGCGCTCATAGCGGCAAGCCTTACCCTTACCGCCAGTACCCGAACCCTTAACGTTCTTGGGGCATGCAGCGCAGGTAGCGGCCTGCTTACCCTTGGCCCCCGCTTCGGGGGTCACGCCATCGTTCGACCAGCAGTCCGGCAGCGTGGCCTTGGCGTCCTTGTCGTAGGCCGCAGCATAGAACTTGCGGCTCGGCTCAGCCAGCCAGTCCACGACGATAACGTCAAGCTGATTGGGGACAGCACGACCGATCTGCTCACCGCTGACCACGCGCTTAAAGGTGCGGCCATTGCTAAGCTGGATGCGGCGCAGGCTGCCACCGCTGCCGCTGGACATACGGTCCATGCGGCGCGACTCGCGCTTCACGGTGGGCAGGTTGGACGGCTCTTCAAAAATGGTGATGTTGCTCATAGCTCTTACTTCTCGCTCGGTTTGCGGACTTGGATCACGTACTTGTTATCGACCTGAAGGCCGATGGGGAGGACGTCCGGGTTTTCCTCCAAGAACTGCTTCATGTTGGCATTGTGGATGCGCTTCTCCAGCAGATGCACGGCTTCATTCTGGATGATGAACTCGTTCATCTTCTCCCAGTCGGTGGTCCAGTAACGGGTCTGGACGCGCCGTGAGATGGTGCCGGATGGCGTCTTCACGCTGTCGAGGTTCTGCTCGTTGCAGAAGTTGAGAAGCTCAGCGGACACAAGGTCCATCTGCTCCTTCAGCCCTTTGATCTTGGCTTCGTGGGCTTCCTCGGCTTCGGCTATCGTTTCACGCAACTTGCGGTAAACGGCCACAAGGTCGTTGATGGATACTTCTGACATTGTTTGCTCCTTCGTGTGGTGGTGACCACGATCCTGATCTACTCCTATTATTATACAGTGTCAAGTTCTCTCCGGTAGAGGTCGATGATCTTCTCGTGATTGTCGATGTTGCTTTGCAGCATGGAGTAGAGGCGGCTCTCCACCTCGCTCCCACGCACATGGACAATCGTCATGGCGTTCTTCTGGCCCGGGCGGTTGATCCGGGCGTTAGCCTGTAGGTAGGTCTCCACAGAGGTCACAGGGGCATACCAGATTATAGTGTCGGCGGCAGTTAAAGTCAGACCATGTGATGCTGCCTGTGGCTGTATAATCAGCACGTGCGGGTCTTTGTGGGTCTGGAACCGCTGCACGATGTCGCTGCGCTTGTTGACCGGCACCTTGCCGTTGATGACATCGCACGAGATGCCCTCCTTCTCCAACTTGACGCGTAGAAGCTCGATGGTGTGGGTGAACGGCACGAAGACCAACACCTTGTTGCTGGCTTCCTCAATGACCTCCAGCACCACGTTCAGGCGGTTGCTGACATCGAACTCGATGACCGCACCACTCTCCGAGTAGACTGCGCCTCCGCTGATCTGGAGTAGCTTGTTGATCTTGGTCGCGGCGTTGACCGCGCTGACCTCTTCGCCCGCTGCCTCGATGAGCATCTGGCTCTTCAACTGGGCGTAGTACTTGGCCTGCTGCGGCGTGAGCGGCGCTTCACGTTCAATGTGGGTGACCTCGGGTAGATCGAGGCAGTCCTTCTTCTCGAACCGGATGGCGGGCTGGAGGATGCTGTGCACCACCTCCTGCGCCTTGGGCTTGGGAATCCATTTGAAGGTGGTGACCTTCATCATCACCTGATCGCGGTAGGTGCCGTAGTACTTGGGGCACTTGGCAGTGTCCGCCAGCTTGGCGAGACCATAGGCGTCCAGCGGTGACTGTGCTGCTGGCGTACCCGTAAGCATCCAGAGCCGGGGATCAGTCGCCTTCATGATCTGGTTCATGACCTTCCAGCGGTTGGTCTGCGCGTTCTTGTAGGCGTTGGCCTCGTCCACCACGATCAGGTCGAAGCCGCCATTGATGATCTGGTCCTTGACGATGGCCAGCCCATCGAAGTTGATGATGACGAACTCAGCGCCAGCGTCGATGATCTTCTCCCGCTGCTTGGCCGAACCATGGGCCACGCTGCACGAGCGGTGCATGGCGAACTTAAACAGGTCTTGCTGCCACGCGGACTTCATGATCGACAGCGGACACAGCACCAGTACGCGCCTCACCAGCCCGCGCTTCATCAGGTAGTCGGCTGCCCAGATGACGCTGGCCGTCTTACCCGTACCCTGCTCGTTGAAGCAGAATGCCCTGCGCCGGATCGACAGGAACGAAGCGGTGGTCTTCTGGTGTGCGAACGGCGTGAGCTTACCGGTCCACTCGTAGGACTTGAGCATGGGTGAAGGGGTGTCGTCGAAGCCCAACCCAGCGAGGATTTCGCTCTCGGTGTGGCCCCACTTTACGAGGACACCTTCTTTGACCTCGGCGCTCTTATGGATATTGTCCGTCACCACGGACGGATCGGGCACCTCCAAGAGGAGGGCTTTATCTTCTACGATCTTCACCAGTTTGCTCCTTGGTGTTTACTTTTTGCGTTCGCGTTTGCTCGTCTCACTCACGAGGTTGCCTTTGCTGTCCCGCTTAAACGAGCGGTTGGTCGACTTACTCTCGACCCGGAGGCCGTTCTTGTTCGAGCCGCCCTTATCGAAGGCGACCTTGTGGGCTACGTCTTTACCATCGCCCTTCTTGACCTTCCCGGCCTTCATCAGCTTGGCACGGGCAGCGTTGCGCTGCGCTCGGTTCTTGATCTGCTCGGGCTTGCCTTGGTACTTATCGTACTCGGCGCGGTAGTTACGGGCCATGGTGCGTCCTCAGTATTTGTTCATCTGCTGGACTATAACATTCCTAATGGCCTGTTGAAAGTTATAGTCACCCACATTGAAGTGGCGCTGCGTGGATTGCGCTAGGGGGAACGTGTTCAAACTCCCTATAAAGTTATAATCTTCCAGCGCATCTTTCAGGTGCTTGCGTACTAGGTCGCGGATGTTCTCTTCGAACACGATTGCGAGGGCTGCTTGGTCCTCGATGCTCACATCACTCATTATTTTCTCCTTGGTCTCCAGTGTTCGCAGGAGGTGACTGGGCACCACCCACAGAGCGGGCTAGTCTGGGCGTTCCAGACACCGTTCTCCATGGCCGCTTCCAACCGATCCAACTGCGGGTCGAACACCGACAGGTACTTCTCCAGATGCTCCCGCTTGTGGGTTTTCTTGGGGAACTCATGGCTGACCACGTAGGCCAGCCCGGACTTGATGACCTCAAGCTCAGGGAACTTTACGAATAGCGCGCCAGCCATAAGGTCAAGCTGCTTCATGTCAGCGTACTTGGCGTTCTTCCCGGTCTTGTAGTCGATCATCCACGCCCGGTCGCCGTCGAGGATCAGAAGGTCCACGATGCCCCGATACCAGACATCCCTATGAAAGAAGTCACAAGCCTCGAAGCCGTCGTCAGTTTTCTTCAAGCCCAGCTTCAACTCGGTGTGCTTGGTCCCCGCCTTAGCTGCCAGCGGCTCCACGATGGGGCGCATGAAGGCAAACTTCTCCGGGATCGGCGTGCCGTCCTTGATGAACAACTCGGCTGCCTCATGCACCTCGGTCCCATAGACAGCAGCCTCGCCGGGGTCGTCCTTGACATCCTTGGCCACCTTGAGGTGGAAGTACTTCTTCGGACACTGGTCGAAGGTCTTAATACTGCTGTAGGACCAAGCGGTCATTGGGTCATTATCTCCTGCGCGGCGCGGCGCACTTGGGTTATGGTATTCAAGAGGGACCGCTTGTACGGCCCCGCTACTTTACCCTTGGGGTAGACACCCACTAGCCTTCCGGCCAGCTTTATCTTGTAGTGCTTTCCCCCCACTTCGGTATGCCAAGGTAAGCCCGTGGCATCCAATTCTTGCTCCAACTTTGGGTCCAACTTCATGGCTCACTCCCTAGTGAAGTGGGCACCATACTAGACAGTGCCCACTTGTCCACCCCCTAGCGGCTGATCCCCTCCAGCCTATCCGCAACCAGCTTGGCGTAACCAGCGATGTCCACCCAGCTATCAGCGTAGTTGGGGTCACCGTTGAGGATGCGCCCGATCTTGTGGAAGATCATGTCGAGGGCTTCCTGCTGGTCCGGCATGAGCGTCTTATCGTGCTGCGTCAGGTACGTGTTCGCCACCCCCTTGAGCATCTGCGTAATCATGGCGTGGGTAAGGAACGGACCATACCGGCTGCCACGCTCTTCGAGGACTTCAGTTACGTCCGTCATTTCAAGTTCCCTCCGCTCTTGAGGATGTCACCGCCGAAGATGTAGGTGCCGACATGGTTGAGCTTGATGAACGGATGAGCGTGGATTTTCCCGCCGTGCTGCCGCCACAGTTCGCAGAAGTGGTAGTCTTCCGAGAGTAACGCTCCGCCTGCGTCGATAGACGTAGCGAAGAACTCGTAGGTCAGCGGCTTGTCGTACTCCCCAGTCTCTGGGTTCTGGAACGTACTCACCCGGTAGGTAGGCACGTGAGGCTTGAGATGCTCGAACACCCCACGCTTGATGAGCATGAAGCCAGTGCCGCCATGGCGGACCTCGATGCAGCCCGTCTCATCGCTGTGCGCGTCACCGCTACCGACCATGTTGAACACGAAGGCACCGGAGTAATCTTCCAGCCCCTGCTTGCCACCCTGTGCAGCGCGCTCCACGCTATTCCAGTTCACTTCCTTCTTGGGGTAGATGCCGCAAGCGATGTCCTTGTCGGCCAGCATCAGTTGGGCGATGGCTTCCCCGTCGAAGCCGATGTCGGCGTCGATGAACATCAGGTAGTCGTGCTCGCTGTCGAGGAAGACCCGGACAAGCTCGTTACGTGCGCGCGTAATCAGGCTCTCGTTCATGATCTGGCACCACGCCACGTTGACACCAAGCTCACGCATCTTGGCCATGGTCATGAGCAACCCCTGCACATAGTGGCCGGTGCACATACCACCGTACATGGGAGTAGCGATCATCAGCGATGGGCGTCTCTCCACGGGCTTCACCTTGATCTCGTCCGTCATGAGAACCACCCCTTCACTGCATCCCACCAGTTGCGGCGGGCCTGCTCCGCTTCTAGCCGCAGTTGGGTCATCTCAAGCTCGTTCTTGGTCTCGGCCAAGTCAGCGAGGGTGCCTTTGAACACCTCGATCAGCGCATCTTGCTGCTCGGTCATGAGGTTCAGCGCCTTGTAGATGTCGGCCAAGTGCCGCAGTACCAGAACCTCGCGCTCAGCGGTCGGGGTCGTCGGGCCTTCCGGCTCCGGCTTGGTCTGTGCGGGGTTCCACACAGGCTGCGTATCGACCACCAGCTTGGGCTGCATTACCTTGGGTGCAGGCTGCTTGCTGGGCTTCTTGGGCTTCGTGGAGTTGCGGCTGGGGCGCACCTTGTACTTAACGTGGTAGGTCTTGTGCGGGAGCATCTTCCCATCCGCAGAGGGGAGGTATTCCTTACCCCGGCTTTCGAGTTCCCCACTGATAAACATCCGCGAGATGGCCGTCTGCACCGCTGATCCAGAGAGGTCGGAAAGCCGACGACAGATTTCGTTGGTGGTGAGGTCTGGGTTGTTCTTCAGTAGTGTGTAGACGCGCTGTGCGGTCTCGCTCCTTTTACGCTTCTTGGTTAGCATTGGTCTGCTCCTTCTGGTTGTAGGTTACTTGTCGGTACGGATGAAACGCCCACCGGGGCCTCGGGTGCTAATCCTACTGTAGTCCCTGTAGAGACGTTCGTTCTCGGTCTTAAGTTGATCGATCACTTTTCCAGCGCGCAGGGTGCCAATCAACATACCGATACAGATGCCGACAAACACCCCGACGAATGCACTCAATGGGTCAATCATGGTCACTCTCCCTTCTTTCTCACGACCAGTTGGTAGCCAACGTGGACGATCTCAGCCTCTTCCGCGAAAATGTTGCAGAAGGCGTCGATGGCGGGCTTGGGGCGGTGGAGGATGTCACGCGGGTTGCCCCACATGTAATCGTCGAACACCATGATCCCCTTGGGCTTGAGCAACGGCCAAGCCATGCAAGCATCAGTCAGAACGTCCGGGGCCGTGTGGCTCCCGTCGATGTAGATGAAGTCGTAAGCGTGGCAGTTGTGAACCATGTACCCCAGCATCTCGGTGGAAGTCCCCTTCCATTGCTCGTAGTCCTTACGGATACCATGGGTAGCTTTCTCAATGTTCTCAATGAACCGGACCTCGACCGCGCCCATGTCCTCGTCACCATGTTCTTCCCCACCCTGCCACGTGTCGATGCAGTCGATGTGGCCACCATCCTCCATCATGTTCTCGACGATCCAGACGGTGCTACGGCCTTCAAAAGAGCCGATTTCAAGAAAATCCTTCCGTCCCGGCAGCAGCGGGATAAGCTGCTCCCAGACCTGCGGTGACCAGTGGAACCAGTCTTTAGTGAATTGATATTCGCTCATAGCCCTAGTGCTTTCTTGATATTCTTAAGGAGTCCCTCGTTCAGGGTCTCGTTGCCGATCTTGATGTCGCCATTGGCTTGGATGCGCATGGCCTCCTTACCGC